CGAGATGCAGCGTAGTCTCGTGGGCTCGGAGATGTGTATAAGAGACAGGATATATTCAGAGTCATAGCTGCATGTCTGGTTATATGGGGACACGCTTATGTAATATCACCTGAAGTTGGGAAAAGTGATTTTATCACTTACCTTTTACCTCACGACACTAGCGGTTCTATTGCAGTTAAAATATTCTTTTTCTTAAGTGGCTTAGTTGTTACTAACTCGATATTAACAACAAATAGTCCAATAAAATTTATTGCATCGAGATTTTTCAGGATATGGCCTGCTTTATTTTTCACATGTATTATTTGTGCATATATCATAGGGCCAATCGTTTCGACTCTTCCTTTGAAAGAGTATTTCAATCCTGAAAACAGGATTTACCTTTATGTGTTTAACAATATATCGATGATAACGCAATACAATCTCCCCGGAGTTTTCTTGGATAATCCACACCCCATAAGTGTAAACGGTTCTTTATGGACAATTCCTTACGAGGTATATGCATATATAATTCTTTTATGTCTGTTTTGTATTGGGATTTACAAAAAACCGCTGCTAGTAGCATTTTTTGCTGTGGCAATAACATTTGAGTCTGTTTCTAAAATAAAAATTGTTTTTTTAGCACACCATCTAACCCAGAAGTGCCAATGCTTGCGGCATGTTTTGCGTTCGGCTCAGTATTGGCCGCATATAAAAATGTAATTTCAATAACGTTAAAAACCTTTATCTCCCTATGGATATTGTATATTCTCCTTATTGATAACCCATATTCAATGTATCTATCCTATGCGGCAATCTTTATTGCCATACTATACTTATCAAAAACAAACACACTATTAAAGATTAAGCCAAAAGCTGACATATCCTATGGTGTGTATCTTTGGGGCTTTCCTGTTCAGCAAATCATAGCAATGTATTTTCTTAATAAAGGGGTGCTTTTTAACCAAATCTTATCGATTTTTATATGCATAGTTCTTGGTTGGGCGTCATGGCACTTGATAGAGAAAAGATTTATAAATCTCGGAAAGTTGGTGGGGAACCGCTTATCAGGTAAATAAATCTATCCCCCCCATAATTCCTGTGAGAACGTGGTGGGGGGATAGGTATTACAAGCAAGCAGTTAACGGGAATGCAGTGTCTCCAATGTTAAGGACGACAGCAGCAATATCAATAGCAAAAACAGTACCGACAGGAAGGTTAATATTGACAATAACCTTTTCTTGTGTATCTAGAGAAGCACCTGGCGACATTTGGGCCACCCTGAAGTGAATAAACCTTCTGTAAAAATTCCCATCGTTTGGTATTGATATTACATTGTCACCCGAGTTTGCAAACCCTCCATTAACAGAAACTACTGTTCCAGTGATGCCGCCAACTCCGCCAGCAGTAAACGTTTTAGCATAAAAAGAAAGGCACACATTACACCCCTGAATTTTGGCAGGAGAGATATCTAATTCAAATTGTAGCTGAAGATATGTTTGACCTGTAGCAGGTGATGTGCATAGTAACTGGAATGCATTTCTTTGCATATCTAATCGGTTTCGCTCATATCCTCCTGATGCAGTATTATTAGTAGTCCTTTTAGTTAGAGTAAAGCTACCTCCGGTTCCATCTGAAACGGCAGTCAATCCGCTTATTCCGAAATTACTATTTATAGGAGCAGCGCCAACATATCCCTTTATAATATCTGATGCATCCGAAATCTTCACTAGATTTTTTACTCTGCTTTTATATGAAGGCTTGTAAACAGATGCGTACTCAGTCTCAATAAGATATCCAATATTATTTAAATTACCATCGTATCTAATAGTGCCAATGTCCCAGTTTTTGTGACCAATAATTTCAGGATATTCAATTAACGGGTAGTGATAATGCACAAATGTTGCTTTATCAATAGACAAATCCTCTAATGCTAAATTATTTCCAAATATGATATATCTACTTACGTGTTCAGTATTACCCATATTTGCATAACTACCATTTACTGTTAATCTTTTTACAAATGTAGATGCACCATTATCAACCATTCCGGCACCGCCATCGGCCTTACTGCCTGTAAAATATGGGTCATCATCATATGATAGCTGGATGCATTTAATTACCTCCCCTTCCTCTGGGCCAAATGGTTTCTCTGAGTAGAAATTTAGAAGTGTTACATCTGCACAACCGGCTGAAACGATAACATCAGTAAGCATGCCATTGTTTGCTCCTCCTTCAATAACCGTGCGCCAACCGCTAATCCAGTAAGCTACCCCGCCACGCGACCAGCCAACACCTTCCACCTTATTGTTTGTTGCTGTCAACAATGTACTCCAAAGATCAACAACTTTACCAAGAACAGAATCTTCGTAGTAACCAGGGCAGCGCACAAAGTTTCGTGTATTCACCCTATCAGCTATGAAATCGGTATGAGCCTCGAACAAGCAATCCCTTACCGATACCCTCCAGTTGTTAAATTCGGCATTAACAGCCCAGGATCCATCTCCGCCAAACGCACGGAATTCGCAATTAGATACATCGCAATAAGTTACCCAATGAGCAAAATTTATTGCATATCCTGATGTTGTTCCCCCCTTAAAAACAGCGCCTTCAATACTGTAGTGCTTATTAAACGGGGTCTTACCAGTAGCTCCGTTGTAGTCTCCGCTTAGATCATATGGGCCCATGTTAAAGGCGTTTCCTGAGCCTAAGTAATGGAATACAGTTCCTTCGCAGATAATTCTTACCGGTCTGGTGAAATGCATGTCTTTAGAATATGAGATTGCACCTGGTGGGAATAGCACTCCAACAGGAATTCCATCAGTATTAGGTATCGCGTTCACATACTCCACGAAAGCGTTGATCGCATCAGTAGAGTCAGTACCATCCATCTTTACACCAAAGTCCTGTGGTGTGATGAAATCCTGATTTTTATCGTGTTGCGTCCTGTGTATTGCACCAATCGCAGGGAGGTGAACACCAATCAGCGCATCACCCTTTGTATCGTCATCGATATAACTGCCATCTTGAGCAAGCTGGTCTTTGAAGTCAGGACCAAACTGATCAGGGTCATACTTCAGCACGTTAGGGAAATAGAACTGCTGAGCACCGTACGCATCATAAACAGCCATAGAATGGCCTTGCACAGTTACGAACTTGGCAATCTGTCCGTTATATACGGGGTAACCAGCAGCGTTAATGATGATTGGTTGCGATACAGGAACGTGAGAGCCGTCTTCGTTCTCTACATAAACCTGAATCTGGTTTTCAGGATTTACCGGGTCAGTGTCAATTTTACCGATATAAATTTTGCCATTGGCTACGGCTTTAAAAGAACGAGCCATAGTGAAGAGTTGCGAAGGCATGCTGACCACAACATTTGCGGTGATATCTGACATTTCATTGCTCCAGACGAATGATATGATGCAATCATGATGTGATTGCATACCGAAATGGTACTATTGAGTATTTATCCAGTAGGTTACGATGCCATTCCACCCAACTGGTGAGACATCAAGGATGTACAGCAAATACGACGAGGCGCAGTTTCACTTGAGACTTCCGCATGAACTCCACGCGAAAATTAAGCAGCGTGCGAAGATGAATAACAGGTCGCTGAACTCAGAGATAATTGCAGCGATTGAAGAATCATTGGCTAAACAAAGCTCTGCATCAGTTTACATTGACGATGCAGAGCGTATGGCAGAACAACAATCTGATATGGTTAAGAAAATTGTCTTTGATACGCTCAAGGAGCTATATAAAAAAGACAGCAACTAACCATCCATTACGGAGGATTTATGCAAAGAGATATGATGAATATTGCGTTCTACATATTTGGTTTTTGCACGTTCCTGGTGTTTGCGAAGCTATTCTGACAACGCATCAGACTTGGCACCTTGAGTCAGGGCGTTAATGGCCTTCTGCGCCTGCTGCATGGCTTTCTCAAATGCTGTTGATCCGCGTGGGGTATTTGCCATTCGGAGCATTGCATTTCTGAATGGCTCACTCTCATAGGCGCGCGCAATAAGGCCGTAGCTTACTGCAGCGCCAGTTGTCGCAGGGTTCATTGCTGTCCCATATCCGATAATGAACGGAATGGTTTGCTGACCTGTAGGAGTTGTTACTGCTGCTTTTGCAGCCTGCTGCGTGGATTGCAGGTAGTTTTTCAATCCTTTCAGATAAGCAGCATCCTGACCTTTAAATATGATGCCAGTCTGGTTTTGCAGGATGTTAAGCTGTCGAAGGAACTGGTCAGGTGATCCGCCAGATTTCTCCATCGCCTTTCCAATGATGCCATTGCGCATTTGCGCCCTGCCAACACGACCAACTGAGTTATACAGCGTCTTAATTTCCGATTTGTTCTTGCTGAATAGCATGTTGTTGACAACTTCCGGTGTCAGGTCGCCTTTCATGAGAACATTCTTCAGCCTGGTATTCTTTAGTTTCGCCGCTTCGTCAGCGTAGACGGCATTGGCCTGCTGATATTTACGGAGAGTATCGTTGCCAAGATTCTGACCAATGGCACCATTGATATCGTCAGTCATTGCCTTGTAAACGCGCTGAATGGCAGCATCGGAACGGTTTGGTAACACTGGTCGCTCACCCTTCACGTCCATTCTGAACTGGCTGCGCAGGTCGCTTAATTGCTTCAAATCCAGATTTACCGGACCATCAGGGCCAGCATTGCGAACAAGCTCATCACGATATGACTGAAGTTTTGAAATTGTCTCGTTATCAGCTACCTTACCAAGCTTCTGCAGATTCGATATCTCAGTATCAATCTGCTGAATTGCTCGCGCAGGCTGAATGTTTACTCCAGCCATAGCATTCTGAACCTGCTCCAGTCGATTACCGGCGGCACGACGAATTCCTGATGTTTTCGCTTTAAGGCTGTCAATAACAACCGCTGGATCATACTCACCAAATTTATCAGCAAATCTCTGCACCAACTGGCTTCTCGCTTCCTGTTGCGTTGCTCTCATTCCGCTTGTGCCAGCCAGAGGGATATTTTCTGCTGTAGTCTGCGCCATTTTTCCGGCGCGGGAAGTTGGTTGTAACAGGTCTGTGGTGTGCAGAGGAACTCCTTCACGCTCTGCAAATCTGATAGCCTGCTGCGCTTCTGGCGCGATAGCACCACGAACGCCACGATAAGCAGCACCTAATCCACGTCCGGCAGCGTTAATAGCACCGCCAGTAAGTACACCAACGCCTAAATCGGTGGCGAGTGCTTCCGCATCATCTTTCGCACTATTTGCAGCAAGTGATCCAACTGCGTTTTCTGCGAGAAGTCGTGTTGCCCCCTGAGCAATTCGACCAGCAAGTGTTGGTGCCTGTGCCGCCGCTCTCTCAACGCCAGCAGGAGTGAGGTAAGGCAATGCTTCAGCAAATACCCTCCCCTCTGTCGTTTGTGGAGTCAGCGCGCCTTGCTGAAGGCCAAAGTCCTGCTCTAATCCCTGCGTTGTTACTCGTGGCGCTGGTTGATATGTCCCATCTCCAATGCCGAGTTTACCGCCAGCCCAAGCCGCCGCGCTTGTTACAGCATCGGCAACTGATGCAGGTATGTTTGCCACGTTCACGCCAGCCTGCACCAGTCCGCGACCAGTCTCTTTTACTGCTTCGCCAAGATCAGACATAAATCCACTTTGCTGTGGTTGTTGCTGTGCTTCTGGTTGTTGTGTCTCCACTGGCTGCACAGATGGCAATGGATAGGCTGCATAGAAAGCTTGCTTAGCCTGCTCTGCATTTTCTCCGGCTTGCGGGGCCACGACTTCATTGAAGTATTGCTCCTGAGCCTGCGCTTTTTGTTCTGGTGCTAACGCCTGATACTGTGGAGAGGCGATAACATCTTTCCATGCTTTAGCCATTAATCACCCCATAGTGAAGAAAAGTTACTGCTGGCTGCTGGCTGTGATACCTGTGTAGGTTGAGATTGCTTCCGCTGAGATTTACCAACATTAACGTTATATTGTTGGTTGTAATTGTCGGTATATTGCTGAATGTCGCGCATTGATTGTTGCAGTGCTTCAGGGCTTGAGAAATCAACCTGTGGCATACCTTGAAAATACAGCTTTGCTTCTGCAACGGTGTTGATACCGGATGCCCCCATGTCTCTGGCTGCTGCAATGCCCTGATTCTGCATCTTTCCTTGGATTCGCTGTGCAGCGTTGTATAGTTTCCTCTGATCACCACCAGATGCACGGCTACGAATATCTGCACCAAGAGCAGGAGAACCTGAAGAGCCTGTAATGCCAGTCATGAAGCCAAGATCGTCAATTGATGCACCAGAAATTGCATCAAGATCTTTCTTCATTGCGTAATTCTGCGCGCTTGCTGCCGATGTAGCCGGAGCGGCAATAGAGCCAGCAGGGACGCGAACCATATTCCCCTCGTTGTCGATACCTTCGTAGAACGCATTAGCCCCAGCGCCGTGAAGCTTCCCGCCTACCGTTACAGTTCTGCCATCTGCTAACTGAACTGTACGCTCATTATTCCCAACCGACCCTTTCATTGATGCTCTCTGCATCGATAAATCCTGACCGCGCATCGTGATATTCTGACCACGTGCTGTTAGCGCCTCGCCAGCCTGATTGCTGCGGATTGTCTCTGCCAGCCTGCCTCGGTCAATTTCACGACCAGCCATCTTGTCCTGAACATTGAAGTAATCAATCGGACCAAGCGCAGCCATCCCAAGATGATCAACAAACTCACCAAATCCTGAAGGATTCTGCTGATACATCTGAGCAACGCTGTTAGGGTCAACACCGACGCGAGTCAGTTCCTTGGCGTTGTTTTGCAGCCATGATTGCATTGCTTCTGGAGACGATGACGCAAGGCGTGCTCCAGCCGCTAAGGTGCCGATAGAATTACGCTGCTCTTCATCAATGAATCCCATGCCTTTACGAACGGATTCAATCTGGTCTGGATATTGAGTAGCCAACTGACGCAAAGCACCGCGATCACCAGACGCATAAGCATTAGCGTACGCCTGCTGAAATTCTTTCTGCCGCTGAGCCTGCTTTTCCTGCTGAAACACCCCCGCAATACCAGAAAGACCTTGCAAAGCTGTCAGCCCAACATTGTTAGCGCCTGAACGCTCAATATCATTGTTCTGCCTGATAAGCTGAAGCGTGTTGCCGATGTCATTTACGCTCGGAGCGTTTGAGTTGACACCACCGATACCAGCCAACAATCCGCCATTTGTTCCTTGCCAAGTAGCCATGATTACCCCTTAAAACAACGATCCAAGCAGGCCAAGTCCGCCGCCAATTGCCGCACCTAATCCAGTGCCAAGTCCGGGAACAATAGAGCCAAGAGCAGCGCCAGTCATAGCCCCTGAAGCTCCGCCGCTAATTGCTGTCTGAAGGCCTGATGGTTTATTGGCGTTAGCAGCGGCAAGTGCTGCGCTTTGCTGTGCAATGCTGCTCATGTTGTTGGCGTACGTCTGCCCGGCGTTTGCCTGACCTTGCAGCGCACCAAGCCCAACGTTTGCCAGATTGTTGTAATTGCTCATCTGATTTGATAACCAAGACTGACCGAGTGTCGGAGCGATCGTAGCCAGTTGATTGCTTGTGGCTGTCGAACCAAGTCCACCCGTCGCCTCCGCAGCAGCAAGACTCTGGTAACGCGCCTGCCCTGCAAGGTCTTTATACTGCTGAGAGTTGTAATACTGATTAAGTGCCTGCCCCTGACCTTCTAAACTGGAAAGGTTCTGAAGCTGGTTAACATACTGCTCCGCAAGAGGCGTGAACGGAGCAAGGTTTTTCATGATCGTCTGCCACTGCTGATTTTGCAGATCTGCAGCATACTTCTGAGCTTCTGCTGCATACTTTGCGCTTTTATCAGAACTGCCACCTTTCCCGCCTTTTTCATGGCAATAAGGTTCCTCGCCGCGCAGTTTTCTGCCCAGCTTAAATGCATATAACATGGCTATCTCCCGTGATTCAGGAAGTCGATTAGTTCTTCGCGTGTGGCGCTGTAAAACGTCACGTCATCCACGCCTTTGAAGTATTTCTTGATGGTTCCTACACGATTAAGGCCAATCATTGCGCAGTACATCTGACCGTGGCGGAATTTGCGTGCAGCGAACGATGTGACGCACTGAACGGTGGTGTTAGTCAGAATGTATCGCCAGAACGCCAGTCCGATTTCCTTGCTGAATCCACGAATCTCTGGCAGGTACATGGCGTGGCAATCAAAGGTTAGCGGCTGAATCTCCTGATAGTAAACAATGCCTCCGAACTGCCCGTGCACGTTCACCTCGAAGTAACGGCATTCAGGCTTGTAGTCGTATCCATCACCGTTGTTGCTCCCGGCGATAATGTCAGGGTGATTTCCGACTGCTTCGATCAGGTCGATGTTTCGCGTTGGTTTGAATGTAATCATCAGTCAATCAACCCATGCGCACGCAAGGCGTCTTCCAAAGCCTTAGTGCGCCGACGCTCAGCAATTAGAGCATTGGCTATAGCCTGGATTTCAGATTGCGTGTAAGTATCGCTAACGGTGAATGTCAGGTCAGCATTGAATACGCCTTTATTCGCCGTACCTGTTGCCGCGGTCCATCCAGTCTGGCGAGCGCCAACAACTTTTGTACCGTTAACAGAATAACTTCCTGATACGTTAAGGGATGAGGCAAGAGTTTGAGTTCCTGCTCTGCTGAGTGAAACATAATCAACGATTATCTCTGATACCTTACCGTCGATATCCTGAACTTTTATTTTCAGACCATTAACATCATTCTCTATTTCAAGAAGCTTTACTTTTATTCCTGAAATATCCTCTTCTGTTTTTGCAATTCTTTTTTCGTGCTCATCAAGAATTACATCCTGCTCATCATTTCTGACCTGCGCATCATAAGCACCGCCTCCTGCCTGATTTGCCTTTTCTGCAATGGAGCCAACATCAGTACCCTGATTTATGACATACAGAAGGTAAGACTGACTGAATATGTTGCGAGGGAGAATAGATGCATCAATGCGTGTAGCCTGAACCACGACAGGCTTATTAAGTGACGGGTCTGCCATATTTTACTCCAGACGAATTTGACACCCGGATAGTGTTACTGGTGACTTCGTGATAACGCGCAATTTGAAACCAATGTTTTTCCTGATGCGCCCTACTTTCTTCCACAAAACGCGTTTGTCGTAAACGAACGGTTCATTCTGCTCAATCATCTGCTCACGCCCGTAATTGATGCCGTCAGTGGTTGCAGAGAGGAACAGGCGGTCAGCGTACTGCGCAACGCCAGTTGAAGATTCAACCTCAAGGTCGAACACCCGGGCGTTATCCGCTTTGAACAACGGAGTAAACAGCAGGTGTTCCTGTTGCTTGTCGTACTGGCTGCTGATGTCGAATTGCAGTTTCCCGGTAACAGATTCCAGCTTATCGCCGCACGTTATCTGATTGCCTTCGTAAATGAAGTCGATAGCGCGGTACACATCGTCATACAGGCCTGTTTTCAGCACACACCATTGCGGACCATTAGCGCTTGAAGATGCGTCGTAAACAAGAACATGGCGCGGCAGGTGAATAATCAGCAACTCATGAGCATCAAACCGCAACGATTCCATCACGCCATCAGCCAGTTCATCAGCAGTGTAGGAGCGTAGTATTTTCTCAATGCTCGCGCTGGCGATTGGTGACACCTGACCGGAGCCGATGATGTATACAGACGGCGCACCTGTTGCCGGATTGCTGATAAACGCATAGGAATCAGCAAACGGCGTTTTGCAGTAAGTCCCGGCGATGCCTTTTTGCACCATCAGTGATGGCTGTGCGACATACAAAGCGGCACCAACGGTGGTTGCGCCAGTCAGGGAGAAATATTCAATCGTCGATGAACCAAAGCAGACGATGAAGTCTCGCCATGTTCCGATGCCGATGATGCCGTCCGGCTGCGATTCTGCGCGATATTGTGCACTGTATCGGTCAGGATGCGATTCGTCTTCAGGGTCAGTGATAAACCATGAATCAGTTCCGTCTTTTGACCACGCATAACGCCCACGTAAGCGAGTAATGTCGCGAACTGAACCTAACTCATACTGCGTGAATCCACTGTCTGTAGGCCAGTTTGAGACGGTTTTAACCGTGCCATCATAACGATACTCGACCAGTTGACCATTAACGCCTACAGCCTGTGATGTTCGACCATGCGCCATTGATACGCGACCACTTCCGGCGACGTCACCGACTGCATTTTCTCCTTTGTACAGCTTGCCACCACACACGCGATAAACAGCACTCTGCGCCATGTTGTACTCGACTCCGCGCGATACACCGTTTACATCAGAGCGTTTGGCAATGCCCGGGAATGAGCGAAGATATCCGCTGCTGTTGAGGATTTCTTTGGGTGTAGCCAGCATATTCACTGGCAGATAGTCGATATAGTCGGCGTTTCGAAAGTCTTTGCCGACACCTTTCATAAGCGGAAGTTGCTGAATCGGCATTATTCGCTCCCGTTATCGCAAGGTTCCTTTCGGTGGAAGTAATTCCAACCGTTCCACTTCGCCAACTGGTTTCCACTGCCAACAGGCATACGGTTTGGATAACCGGACTTACATTTAGCGGCTTTTGCTCTGTCCATTGCAGACAGTTTGACGAGTCGCTCTTTCCCGTATCTGGCAGTGGTTATAAGTTTTGCTGACGCTTCCAGCGCATAATCTGGAGCAATGCGGCAGGCAAGGTTGAAAATGACGGCATTTATAGCGTTATTTGATAATCCGTGCTCATCTCCCGGATCTGGAGCGACATCTGCATCAGCAAAAATGTAGCCAACGTTGATACCAGGTGACACATCACCGCCAAGCCATTCAGCCATCATCATTTCAAGGTCGTTGACGCCATCTTCCATGGACTGCGGTTCGACATCGGTTAACGTGGCATTTGATGCCACACCGAGCTTACGTAATGCCGCAAGAACTAAATCACCCTTCGTTGTCAGGTTCATCTGCTGCCGCCTTAGGTTTTCGACCAGGCTTTTTACGCTGTTTTTCTTCTGGCTCTGGCTCTGCAACATCCTTCAGAAGATCATCAGGATGTGCAAACCAGCCAGCATCCAGATATTCCTGAAGCTCTTCGGCTTTCACGATTTCAAAGTCGTATCCAACGCCTTTCCACTTTTTCATGTCTCCATGACGAAAGATCATGTGTGTCATGCTTGTCTCCAGATAAAAAAGGGAGCCGAAGCTCCCTCTGGTTATCACGCGGTCTGGTTAGGCAGACCAACACCAATTGCCTCTGGTCGTACAGCACATGCTGAATACCACACAGCAATACGGCACTTGCCAGACAGAGTGTTGATATCCCCCTGCGTTGCGAAGATGCCGTTAACACCAATACCTGGAATGCTGAAGGAAGAAGTTTTCATGCCAGCAAACAGTTCATGGGTTACCGGAATCGGCTGAGACAGCAGGCGGATTGAGTCATCAGCCCAGAACACGTTAGCGGTGGTTGTTGCCACGTTCAGAACGTTTACCGGAGTGGTATCAGCAAGAGAGGTGTTTACGTTAGCGTAAGCCTTCTCTTCTTTTGTCAGTGACGCGTCATCCAGCGCAATCGGCTTCGGCGTGATTTCGATGTGAGTACCATCTATCACACGGGTGATTGAGAAAGTCGCATCATCAGTCAGCACGTTCTTCGCCATCTGAGACAGGAATTTCACACCAGTGAAGCTGATTTTGTCGCCGCGCTTAAATCCGGTGGTGGAGGATACGGTCACCGTTGCAACACGGTTGTCGACGTTCTCTTTGTTACCATCGGTATCAAGGGTGTATGCCTGCGGCTTAAACTTCTGCGCACCAGAAACAGTTACACCAGTAGCGGTTGACTTGGTAACTGCCGGAAGTTTCGGTGAGCGAAGAATTTCATCAAAGCCAGCAATCTGACGCTGAATAGTACCGTTACGATACGCTTCTTCAGGAACGCGCCCAAAGATGTCACCATCTACCAGGTTGCGGCCTGCTTTGCGGTAATCGTCAGGGTTCAGGAAGTAACTGATGCCCATATCGCGGTTTAGCTCACGGGAGAACATCAGGCGCTCTGCATCAGACACAAAATCCCAGCCAGACAGGCCAGTAGATGGACCAATTGCGCGGGTATCGTGAACAACAAGCGAGCCCATTTCAGTTGCCTGTTTGGCAATCGCTGACTCAATGTTATTCGCCAGTTTTTTGGCGGATGCCTGGATGCGGCGACGGTAAGAACGCTCATCACGCAGGTCATCTGCACGAAGCTCGAAGAAATCGTTATCCGGATCACCCATGTTGCATTTCACGGAGAGCTCCAGAATCCCGGTAGCGTTGCCAGTTAAATCCCAGCCAGTCTGAGTTGGCGCTTCCTGCTCAACAGGCATCCACACGGTGTTGCTTGAACGTTGCATGGATTCTGCCGGAGGGGTGTATTTTGTCACTTTGGACGCCATTGGCGTCAGGTTCTGGACGGTTTCGATGATTTCATCCAGAGCATACGTGACCAGTTGACCTTCATTTAATGCCATTATCGAATTCCTTTATTCAGTTGCGCCTTGAGCTTGCGGTACGTCTCCACATCCCCTTTGTTTGCTGCCGCTTCCATCTGCTTTTCAATCGCAGAGATATTTGCAGCAACAGCGTGTCCCTGAATGGGTTCATCAGGTAACGGGGCTTCTGAAACAGGCTTGGCTCGAGGCTTGAGAGTTAAACGTTCTGACAGTCGAGTGAGTTCAATCAGCGCGGATTGCCCGTCCATCGCCAGCAACTGGCGTGTTTTCTCAGGATTAGCACCAAGGTGATACATGAGTGCAGCGGATTTCTCCGGGAAGAGGCGCATGATGTCGGCGCCGACTGCTGGCGGCACCAGTTGCATGAATGCGTCCTCTTTCTCCTGATAGTCAGGGATATTGAGCTTTTCCGCTGCGTCGTAGTGCTTACGGGCTGCCTCGACGTATTGCGCTGATTGCTGGGTGAATTCCTGAGTTTTGCGACCCTGCTCGGCGACAGCCTGGCTTCGTGCGTCCATAGCCTTGATCTGCCATTCACTGTTTGCCTGCTGGAAGGCAGCCAGTGCGCGGCTCTGGTCATAGTCGTACTTAGCCAGTGCATCTTCGGAAAGATAATCGTTAGGGTCTGGTTGTTTTGGTAACTCAGGGTTCACCCGCAGGTGCTCCGGCAATTCTCCACGCTTAACCGCTTCCATCTGCTGCTCAAGCTCACGCTGGCGTTTGCGTTCGATGCGGCGACGGGCAAATTCAGCATTAGTTGCCGGGTCTTGTTTTGGTTTCTCATCGTCTTTCAGGACAATCTCGAAGCCTTCTTCCTGACCTGCGTTGTCGTTGGCATTATCGACAACTAAGCCATCAGCAGATGCCGCTGCATGATTGCCGGGCAGGGTTAATTCTTCAGAAGCCTGAATGTCGGTGGTTTGGTCCATGGTTAACTCTCTCTTATTGAGGTGTCTCGGCTACTCCGCCGGAGGGGATTTGAACTTGACGCATAAGATTCGCGAAATCCATGCGTTGTGAATGAGTCTGGTCTGCATCTTTAAGAAGCAGCTCAGCGTTAGCACGAGCATCTTTGCTGCGCTGTTGCTGGAATTGACCTACGAGCTTGAGGTACTCACGCAGTTCTGCCTGCTTGTCGAGGTCCATATTGTTGAAGATTTCCGCAATCTTCGCGGCGTTGAGTTGGTTTTGGGCTTCAACCTTGGCGGCTTCAACCTGAATCTGCGCCTGTTGGTTCTCTGCCTTGAGCAATTCAGCCTGACCTTGCAGAAGGATACCCTGCGCCTGAATTTGCTCTGCTGATGGCTGCTGCGGCTGCTGTTGAGCCTGCTGTACCATCTCCATCTCTTCAGGTGTTTCTGGTTTCTTCAGCCCCATCATCACCAGTTGCTTGTTCGCGTACTCTCGCATCATCTCGACGCCTTTACCGTCAAGCAGCGTGAAGTATTGCAGCATCAGCATCTGGAACTCTGGAGTACCTTGCGGAACCTTGGTGAGCAACTCCTGAATCTCTGCGCGGTTCTGTTCCTTCATACTCTGGAAGGATGGTCCAACGTCTGTATAGCACTCATAGCGACCGCGAATGTCGTTGAGTGTGACCACATTGCCGGACTGGTAATCGACAACTTGCGCGTAGAGTTGAACGTCTTTCTCGCTACCATCTTCAAGTGTCAGCGTTACATGGCGAGGAACGTCATAAATATCGTTGACCATTGAGGCATAAATCTCGCCATCACGTCGCATTGCGGTAGCCAGGTTATCCTGAAACACGTATGTCTCAAGGTCTGCCCGCATGTTCAGTTGATTGACGGTATCGAAAGCGACCTGAGAGTTTGCTGCCTGCGCATCCACACCAAGACTAGCCACCTCTTTCACTGCGTTGGTGGCAGCCTCAAGCATGTAAGCGTTGGCTTGCGGCACTTCAGGGTTTTCCATGTAGGAGATTGGACCAATCGGCAGGTCGTTACCGTTTTCATCGGTCCTGTTCTGCAGATAGTACGGATAGTCATCATTTCCACCGTACATGTATTCGTAGCCTTCGATTTGCTCAGGGAAGAAGGTCGGTTTCTTCTTCGGTGAACGAGCAACAATATCGGCGTTGAATGACATGATCATGTTACGAAGGCGCTGACCGTCTTTCGTCAGCCTTACCACTCCTTCGTAGCACTCCTTGTCACCAGCGAATGACCATTCACCATACACTGGAACGATTGGAATATGCTCTCCGGCTATCTTCTCGCGGTCTTTCAGTATCTGCGTGCAGGTGATGATCGACTTATACACACGCCGACGCTTCACCTTGCGCTCTGCTACCTTAATGAATCCACGATTAGCCAGGTCGTCGATGACGTCTTTGATATCCTGCTGGTAATAGCTGACCGGCTCACCTGTCAGCGGGTCGCGGTAGATGAAGACCTTCTCCTTCTCCTCTTCTACCTCGTAATACTCAGCGACGTAGACGACATCATTCGATACCCACGGAAACAGCCATGTGTCGTTCGGATTCTGGAAAGATGGCAGGGTGTCAGGATCAATACCGTAATCCTCTGCGAACTCTTTCCAGCCATTGCGCGACAAGGCGTTAATCACCGTGCAGTGCTTAGCGTCGCTCTTATCCATCTGCTTGCTGTTGGCGTCCCATATGACGTGTGAGCAGGCTTCATGGATTGGAAGGCGTCGGATTACCTGATTGTTGCTTGTTGGGTCGTTGTCTTCGTACTGCGTGACCAGACGCCATGCACCAACGCCGGACTCTATCTGCTCACGAACGCCAACGTTAACGGCAATTTTTGCCGTGTTATGGCGCATATCAGTACGATACATCCCCATCAGCACATCGGCAGCATCAGGATTAGCGCCGTCTTTTGGTCTGAAGAGAACGTCGATAGGGTTCCGGCGCATCTCTGCGACCAGCTTCCTGACCACCGGGCGGACAACATCGAATTGTCCGCGATATTGCAGGGTGGTGTAGTTTGATAGCCAGTCATCCCATTGCGACACTCGGCTAAAATACAGGTCATTTGTCGCCTCGGTTCTGGCTTCATCGCTCGCCATCCAGTCCGCGTCAAACTTACACAGAATGGAATTGAGTCTGTTTTCGTCGGCCATTTAAGTTCTCCGTGCGATGGGCCTGATTGGGGCTGGTATCTTTTTCTCTTTTGGTTTTTTGATGTCGCGCATCATTTTGGCGAAGCGGCGCATCATGTATGCATAGCGAACGGCTGAGAGAACGTCGTCGTTAAGCTTGACGATCTTCCCGTTTTCATCACGGTGATAGAGGCGAAACTCCTCAAAGAATGGCTCACAGGTGTTGAATACTTTGAAGCGACCATCAAGCATCATGTCGCGCAATTCAGTGATTCCAGGCTCAACAGCATTACCGCCATCAGGCCATGTCGCATGCTCCTGCAACATCATAAAACCAGCGTCCGCGTACTGCCCTTTAAGCTGCTCACCGCCGCCCTTCTCGTGCTGGTTTCCGTCATGAGGCCATGCGGTTGGCACTTTATGCGCCCAAGATTTAACGGCTCCCCACGCCTGAACGGCTGTTTTTTCTTTCGCCTTCCACACGCGTGAAACGTAGATTGTGTCTGCGTCCTTATCCCACCAAAGCTGAACCTGCGCCTGCGGGTGATCCCATCCGAAATCCATCCCGCCAATTACGTAGAAGTGATCAGGACACTCGAACGGCTGACACTTAATCGTCTCTTCCGGTATCTGGAAGATTCGCCCGCTACCCATCGTAGGAATACCGCGAGCACGCGCCTCTCTCTCATGCTCAGGATAGGATGCGATGATTTGCTCTTTCTGCTCGTCGGTGTAGTGCTCAGCGTCATAGATGGTCATGTTGACCACTTTCTGCGACTTGCTGGGATTCTTCAGGAACTTGGTAACAACGTCAGACATCCCCATCAGCGGGGTAAACGTCAGAATTGAGAATTGCCCGTATTTGTTGGTACGGGTAAGACCTTCGCCATAAATGCTGTATGGTGGCTCTTCGTCAAACCACACGCCGTGGATTGTGTCACCCTGCCAGCGAGCGCGGCCTTGCGAGTATGGTTTGAAGTAGCAGATTGAAATGCCATCTTCAACGCCATCAGCCGTGTGATGCTTAACCAGAAGATGATCAACAAGGTTCGGAAAGAAAGGAGACTTCTTCCAGCTAATGATGTCTTCTTTAGGTATTGAACCGTAGCCCGGCTCATCATTCTCTTCAATACGACCGCACAGGATGCGTTGAGTCGTTTTGGTTACAGTCTCGTTTGTCTCGCCACCAATCCAGAAGACAACAGGCTCATAAAAACGCTTACCTTTCCACTCACCGCCATATTTACCATCAGCCGGATAGCCTTTTGTTCCCGGATAACGCCCGGTAAGGTGAAACGCGACTTCAGCAGCACCAGTAAATGACTTACCAAGCTGGTTACCAGCCATAAAACAGCGCTCTGGATAGTCATGCCCGGCGTCGATGAACTCACGCTGTTTGCTGTATGGCGTAAATTCATATAGCAGGTGTGTGTTCCGGTAGTTCTCTTCTTCTTCGAGTAGCTCGAGCAACTCGATTTGCTCTTCGTCGCTCAGGTTATCAAGAATCGCGTCCAGTTCCACGGTTGAATAGCTCCTTGATACGAGAGCGTCGCTTATCGCGATCTCCCTTATCAGGTGTCACGTCTTCAACTTGCGACTGCTCTTTGAGGCCCAAATCACGGGCGATGATATTAGCATTGAGAAGGTCAGCGGCTGCGCCAGAGAATTTCTGGTCGTATATGATGTCTTCCGCTCGTGATGTGACGTCAGAAAAACCTTCCATTGACCGGAAGGTTCCCCATGTTTGCCTGGTGATATCAAGGAAGGTACACAATCCTGAAATAGTCATGGCTCGCATCTTAGGGACATTAGCCTTAATTATTTCTCCCTGATATGAAAATACCTTACCCTCCCATAGCGGGTTATCATCAGCCCACTCGAAGTATTCACAACAAGCAGCCCACAGCGCCTCAGGCGATTCGAATTTAGGGTTTCGCCCATGACTACTGCGGGCCTCCCAAAATCGGTTGCCCTTTGGTGCTGCCATATTCATCTCACTTAGTTGTTATTTCAGGTTGAGCATCATGCTCCGGTAGTGAACAGGTCTAACGCTTCCTTCGATTTACGCACCGCTTCGATAGTGCGGGTCGTGATATCTGAATTAGCGCCGCCTGACTGGAAGTGAATTTTGAATAGCTCAAGCTTCAGCTCGTCAGTACCAATGAACTGAAATGCTTCCTCTGCGGCTGCGTTCTGGTTCATGACCAGTTTGTAAATCTCTAACTGGAATTTCTGTTCTTCAGTCATGGGAATAATCTCTGCCATTGTTGGCTCCGTTTATCCGTTAAAAGGGATATCAGTTAAGTTATCCCGTGTAGGGTATAAGCCATTGTCGAGACCACTCATTGAATGTCCTCTGCAATAACCGATGTCTTTCCATCAGTCCGCCACCACAAAGAATCTTTTTTGCCATAAGGCAGGAGGTTCATCTTTCAGTGGCTGCCAGTGTTATTTCCCCACTTACTGGCTTGGGTTGTTTCGCTGTACTGCCGTAACTGGTTGCCAAGAATAAATTCTGGTTTCATTATCAAGCCCACCCGTAGATAGGCTTTGTAATGGCTACTTCTTCAGAACTGATTCGATGAATTCACGTCGGGGATGACGATAGTTCAGAATATCTTCTGGCATCCTCATAAAGCGGTTGTTGCCGTCTTTGGCAGTAACAAAACAGCTGTGAACTCCGCAGACATCCGTTTTGATTGTGTCGCTATACTCAAAAAGCAACTGAGCCATCTTCTCTTGCCATTCTGGCGGCATAGCCTCCATGAATACTCGCGGCATCACGCAGAACGGCGCATGCGTAAGACCAAACCACAGTTGCAGGTCTTTACGATATTCTTCATCCATCGTCTTTACCTTTGTTGCAATAAAAAGCCCCGCTACTGCGAGGCTCTGTTTTTCTCTATTTCACGTATTCCAGCCAGCTGGTTATTCGCTTTTTCGATAGCGGCCAGCAGCGGCTTGACCCAGAGAACAGCCTGGCAATACGTCAGCGCGCTGGTGGCAGCGGCGCTATCACCGGCTGCGTCAGCGTTGCCGGAATTGGTGTGCATTGCGCTGGCACGTAAACTGTTCGCGTAGCTGAGCAGCCCGCCAGCGACATCAGCAGGAACAGGCAGATCACAGGTTTTTTCACGGCGGAGGATCTCCCGGTACTCGATAACAGTTTGATCGGATCTGGCATCAATCAGTGAGTTTAGTCGGCTGGCGTTTTCGGCAACCTGGTTAAACCGGTTGAAGTTGAAAGCCTGTACAGCGATAACCGCCCCCTGCAGGGTGTTGTCACTGCGCAGAACGTCGTTATCACTCTTCAGCGTAGCAACATCAGCGCGGCTGTTTGCCAGCAGGACACACAGCAACGCGACTACCGCAATGACGACTACAAGCAGTATCAGACGCCATGAGGCTTTAATATCAGCAAGGGTAATCACGACAGGAACAGAGCACGCTCCGCCTCACGCCGACGGGTCAGGCCGTTCAGGACTTTGCCACCTGCTTTATTCCAGCGCAGGAACTCATCGGCTGCGCCAGCGTAATCACCGGCGTTGAGTTTGCGCAGGAGAGTCGATGTCGACAATGAACGAGCTCCGAGGTTATACGTGAACGACACCAGGGCGTCGAATTGCCCCTGAGTCAGGCCAACTTTGACCAGGCGCGAGACGTCGTTTTCGTAGCTGACAAGCCCGGTCTTCAGCAGGCGTTCTGCCGTTTCCTGCTTAATCGTCATCCCGGCGCGGATTGGTTTTCCGTCGACAGGCTGAGTCCATCCGTATCCGATCGTCCACACTCCGACGCTGTCCTGGTACGCGGTGAGCTTGCAGCCTTCGAACTGCTTGATCAGGGCAATGCCTTTATCACTGGTTTGCATCACCGCCTCCAAAGCGAGAATTAAACACCCGTGCAGCCATAACCTTCACCTGCTCTACGCCAACAAAACCGAGTGCGCCACCTATAGCAATAGACAGGGACTGCGGAAGGTTGAAGTAATCAAGAGCTGACACAGCAGTAAGGGTCAGAGCCCCACAGATTGCCCCCTCAAGTAGCATTTTCTTCCAGCCGCCACCGCCGTAAGCGATTCGCATAGCAGCCATAACAACCGATAGCAATACGGCACCCATCGGCGTTTCTCCACGCCACCAACTGTGGAGTAGTTCGATAAACTCCGTCCAGGAGTGGGGATCGTTATGCATTTTCATAGTCTCTAACCTCCGGCTTAAAAGCGGGGGCTGTGTGTTTAAAAGGGGTCAGGCCCTCGGGACGATTTAACAAGTAGGCGTGTCGATGATGGTTCCCGTGAGCCTGAAATAGAAAGCCCCAGCAAATGCCTAGGCTAAATGAGGTGCCAGATCATATATCTGGCGGTATAACCTTGCGTTTGGTATTATTAAATCGCCAAAAGTAACCCTTCAAACACAAGGCTTTAAAATGACAAAAAGGAAGTACCGATTTTATCATGCGGACAGGGGTAACTTGCTGAGCCCTGACATGACAATAATCCCTGTAAATGGCCTCTCTTTATTTGGAGAGCATTATCTCTCCCGGATAAATAGTGGAAATATGAGCGACGTGCTAGACGAAAATGTACAAAGAGAGATGCTGTATGAAAATGTGCGGATGGAAAATTTCCCATCCCGCCCAAGCCGATTCTCGTGCCTTTTTGGTGCGAACTCCATTCCTGAAGCGGAAAGCTTCGCCAGAAAGATAATCCCGCAACCTACCACCCCAATTAATATTTATGAAGTTTTTACTGAAAATTTTGTGGTTCTCGATATGAATTGGATGGATTACATAACAACAGATTTCGGTAGTAGGGTTGAATATGCCCGGCAGTACTGGTATTCATCAATTACCCAGCACGCCCCACTTACCGGCGATAGGATGATACCAACCCTGGAAGTCCTGCTGCCGCTTCCCGTGGAAGTAGGCAAGCAAGTCAGTACTGTCGCTTTTGATTAATCTGACAGTTCTGCTCAGGGAAATGGGCCAAAGGTTTATGTAAAGTCCAAAGCACTTCGGAAAGGATAGCTTTATATAGCTCACCATCATTTGCATGATAGCGAAACCTTTCAGAAGGTGAGATTTCGAAAAGTACCTTTCCCTCATCTGAAACAATTCGGACTTTCATCTTTCCTCCAAATTAGAAGCTACTGATTCAGTTATTACTTACTCCAGATACGACAAAGCCCCACCATTTCTGGCAGGGCTAGATTATTAAGCTGTGTGTCGAAGTGACCACTCTTAACACGTTAAACTAAAAAATGCGGACCGCACTAGCATTTTTTTAATTATTTTTGCCTACTAACGACTGCATCCATCTCAAGGCGAACATCCAGCATTGACAGACACCCCTCAATAAACCCTTCAGCAAGCAGCATTTCTATGCGTATCTGCTTTTCGCTTTTCTTCCGGTGCTTCGCCATCTGCCGTTTTGAATACCGTAGAATATAATGCCCAACCAACAAATGATTGTCTGCGGCCGAAATAAAAAAGCCCGAGACAAGCGGGCAATATGGGGGTAAGGCAATGCCGGCTCTATGGCCGAAGGGTCCCAGGCAGTGGGTTTGTTTGTGGTGGCAGGTGCTGATCTCCTGCTCAGGGTTGTAGCAAGCCCCATGAAGCGCGCACTACTGTAGTCATGGCGCATCAGCCTGCGCATTCACCACAACGGAAAGAGCACTGGCTAACCAGGCTCGCCGACTCTTCACGATTATCGGCTCAATGCTCTTACCTGTTGTGCAGATATAAAAAATCCCGAAACCGTTATGCAGGCTCTAACTATTACCTGCGAACTGTTTCGGGATTGCATTTTACTGACCTCTCAGCCTGCGATGGTTGGAGTTCCAGACGATGCGTCGAAGTGACCAACTAGGCGGAATCGGTAGTAAGCGCCGCCTCTTTTCATCTCACTACCACAACGAGCGAATTAACCCATCGTTGAGTCAAATTTACCCAACTTTATTCAATAAGTCAATATCATGCCGTTAATATGTTGCCATCCGTGGCAATCATGCTGCTAACG